CTCTGTAGTAGTACCAACCAGTGGAGTGAGCGTTAGTATCAAGAATGACTCTAGTCGATGTGCCAGTTCCATAAAGTTGATAGTTGAGTTCTACAGCCCTAGAAGTCGTTTGAGGGTTCTTGTTATACACGCCAAGAACATCTGCATTTGAAATTGGTGTAAAATAAGGGACTTTCGTGACTGGGTCTACGATTGTGGTAAACTCCGCAAGTCTGCAAAGGTCAGGCCATTCTTCCATTTCCCAGACTTCACGCATTCTAGCGGAAATGAAGTCTCTAAATTGTGCGAATGTTTCGCTGTTAATGTTATGTCTATCGTTGCCAGAATACTGCAACGCATTAAACAAAATTTCTGAAAATTCAATAGTTCTCATTTTGTGAGATATCCGTCAGCGGAAAAAACCGCACCTTGAACAACTGTCTTTTTACAATAATTGCGGACAGCGAGTTCGGGATTGTCACGAAGGTACTCACGCATAAATTGCTTGTCCTTCCAACAATCGTAACCGAGTCGCTGTCCCCAATAGTGATAAGCATCAGCGGGAATTTCGGCAACCTTTCTTCCGAGGCCAGCAATGTCGTTTGCCTCGTTGGTATGACCGAAATGACCGATTTGCTTTGCTTCAGCCCTAGCGTATGCTTCCTTCTTCCTCCAGCCGTGGATGAGTTCCAACTCCATCTGTTTGTGCAGATGGGGCGGGATAATCTCAACCAGCGACTGGACGAAGTCGTTAGCCACTATTAGGCAGTGAAGTCGAACTTAGCGAGACCCAGCGGGTTCTTCACGATGCAAGTAGCAACAGCCTCGATGAGTCGGGCAGGGCCACCACCATTATCCTGAAGTTCCTTAACCTGAGCGATGTTGCCACCATAACCAACGCCAACCAAGTCCATATTCAGCAGGTAACCGCAGAAGTTGTTCTTAAGGAAGAGCGAGGTATGCAGACGGATAGAACCGAAGTCACCTTCAAACACATCGATGCTCGACTTGTAGGAGTTCTGACCCTGCTCTCTGTTAAGAGTGCGAATCTGGCTAGCAGTGTTTTCATCAAGGTTCTGGCGGGTCGTGTAAGTCAGGGCTGTGAAAGCCTGCTTCAACTTGTAACCGACAAGACCATCGAAGGACTGAGTTCTGCCAGTCTGGTTGAAAACGGAAGCCAGAATGTTCTGACAAACAGTTTCATCAAGGGCGGCAGTACCGACAGTCGAGATGGAGTCCGTAGGAGTACGGAAGTTGGACGGAATGGCGAGGTAAGCGTCACCAGTGAAGTCGTTCTTAATCCACGAGTCGAGACCACGAGTGGCATAACCCTGAGCAACACCATTATCAGCCTTAGGCAGATTGGAGGAGCAAAGAGTCTTTTCCATCTTACGCTTCAGGATTTCGGTAGCCTTAGCGACATTGTTCGACAGTTCAGACTTAACGCCAGCAACGACAGCGATGTCGGTGGTCAGCGGAGAAACACGAGTGGCTTCTCTGAAAATCTGAATGTGGTTAGACAGTTCGTAGCGATACTGGACTTCCTGAGGGGTATCCACATTGTCACGAACGAAGTTTCTGATAGAAGAGCCGTTCGGGTCAACATCCGTACCATCCACGATGCCAGCCTGTTCAGAGGAGACAGAGGGAAGGGAATCCACCTGCCAGCGGAACAGCGTATTTCCGGGTTTTGCAACCTTCGGAGCCATCGAGGTGAAAGGAGTGCTCTTCGCATCAATCATCGAGATGAGGTCAGCGAGGGCTTCCCGCTTACCAGAGTTAATATTTCTTTCTGTTAGACTTGCCATAGTATTATATATTAGGGGTTACAGGTAATCCTCCATAAGTTTTGAGAGGTCATTGGTGTTTCCAGATTTGGAAAACCTAGCGAGTGCGTCCTGTCTGTGGATATCCTGCTTTTTTGCAGTAGGGGCTACGCTATTAGAACGAGGCTGAATGGGTGCTTTCTGAACCTGTGAGCGACCTCTCATAGATTCTCTGGCTCGGACTCCCCGAAGGTAGTCTCCAATAACCATCTTGTAGTCAGGGAACTTCTTAATGTGCGGAAAGGAGTTGAGGAACTGGTTAGCAATTTGATGCTCCTTGCTCGTCTTATCTTTCCACCACGGATATTCCTTACCTACTAGGTTATCAATTTGGTCTCTGGCCTGAATGTACTGATATCGCTGGGGTAAGGTAGTTTCAATCGCCTTCATAGCGTTGATTTTAATCTGCCTAACCTGAGCGGAGTCGTAGTGCGTTTCATTGCCTTCCTCATCGGTAGAAGAGTAGCCATCAGCATTTTGTTCAGCCCAATCACGAACAGACCTTGCTTGGGCAATCTCTGCCTCAATTTCCGCAACGCTGTTTAAATCAGAATGTACAATATCTGGAATTACTTCTTCTCTCCTTTGAGTATTCGTGTTCTGCTTAAGGTCATCGACTTCCTTTCTTAACTTGGCGATTTCTTCTTCTGCTTCTTTTCGCTTTGCCGTAAGTTTGTCGATTCTCTTCTGCACTCCACGAGAGTCTCCACTGTCATCATCCTCGTACTGTGAATGAACTTCGTTGCCATCGTTATCAGTTTCAGTGTTCGTTTCCGACTCACTGTCCGACTGCTGGACTTCAGGCTGATTACTATCGGCTTCGCCATCTTCCGTCTGTTCGCTAGGCTCTCCATCGAACAGAATATTGTTTAGTCTACTGTTTATTTCAGCCTGACTTGGATAGTTGCCATCCGTTTGAGAACTGTTATTGCTGGCTTCGTTCTCTGCTCCAGTTTGGTTATTGTCTTCCATTAGATTAGGTCTAAAGTGCCTTTTGTAGGTCAGGGTTTGACAGACTCCCAGAAACTGTTGGTTCTCTATTTGACATCTTTTTTACAAGTGTCAAGCGAAAGTAAATTATTCTGGTGTCAAACCAGCCTGTACTCTGGCCTTTCTTCTTTCCTCAAGAAGCAAAGCCTTAAAGTCAGTAATAGAGTTTGCTCTACCACACTGGTGAATTCTTGCTTCCCCAGTAATGTCAGTAGCAATAGCCCTTTGCGTTTCGGCCTGAATGTTCAGGTCGATAATATACATAATGTGTTCCCACACTGCGTTTGTTTCAGAAAACGCAAAAGTGCCTAAATTGTAATCAGTATCCTTCATTGGTCTGTTGCTGTCCCTGTTGCGGTTGCTGTTGCTGGCCTTCCTGTTGCATCTTATCTGAAACAGGGCTTACGCCAACTCTTCCGATTTGCTTGTTCTGCTGTTGCATAACAGACATCTGGAGGTTTTTTATGTAATTCTGCAACAGGGCTTGGAACATCGGGTCGGCCTGTGAAGCCTGTTGAGCCTTCATATTCTTTTGCATAATTTGCTGCAAATACATCATCTTGGTCTCTGCCGTTGGGTCGTTCTCGACATAGGTAGGCTCGTTGCCAAGCATCATCATACCCAGTTTAGTTTGGACATCTTCGTAAAGACGCTGAGACGCAGACTGAGGATTAAGGATAATTTCCTTGGCAGTGTCAGGGCTGATGGCTTCAACGGCCTTCTGCACCAACTTAGCCTTGTCAATAATGCCACCGCTGTCCATCGGAAGAACGAACTGAGCGATAGCCTGAAGTTTTTCAAGGACTAGGTCGCTGTACAGATTCTTAACATCAAACTTAACCTCAAAGTCAAATTGGTTAGTAATGTCATCTAGGTTCTTAGGCAGTTGGATGCCAGTGATTCTTTCGATTTCTACAATGTCCATATACTGGATAGAGAGTTGTAGCATCTGAGAATAAACCTCCGACCAAGCGGTAAGCCAGTTGTCTACAGAATTTTGCTGTAGCATCTGTGCAAGGGCTGGTGGCGTTTCTTCTCTGGTGAGACCAAAGTATCCAGCCGCATTCTTTTCAACTTGGTTTACGACAAACTCCGCAATGGTAGGCGTACCCTTGGGCGGCTCCATCCACTTGTAGTCGTTGACATCAGAAACAGGGAGTAGCATTGCAGGGCCAATACGGCCTGTACCTCCGACACGCCTTTTATACATCAATGGCGGGACAGTCTCAAAGGCAGTTCTGTCTCTCATCGAGTCGTGCTGTGCCTTAAGTTCTGCTTGGTCAGTTGAGAGGATGTCGGTG